GAATCTATAACAGCTTGGGCAGCTTCAAAGTCAGTGGTAAGGTCCCGCTTCTTATCCCGCAGCTTTATATAAGCTGACACTACCCTATCAAGGTCTATGGTAGCCTCTTCGTCCATCGCATCACCTCTAAAGTATACTGCATGTAAAACTAAGTTTATATCACTATAGTTGAGTATGGTCAAGTTTAATGTTGTATGCTTACTCGTCAAGTACGTGTTTGTACAAGTCTATTATTTTTGAATGCACGTCGATTCTTTCTTCCAGCATTCTGTATATATGCTTCTCTACTTTAGAGCCTTGCAGCCGCACCACTGTACACGGGTGTTTCTGCCCTGCTCGATGCACTCTAGCGTTAGCCTGTGCGTACGTTTCCAATGAAGATACTGGAGACCACCACACAATCGTGTTTGCAGCAGTGAGGGTCACCCCGTGAGCCGCTGCTTGGGGTTGGATGACGAGTACTTGAGGCTCAGACGTTTCCTGAAACCTTTTAAATATTTCAGTCCGTTTAGCCGGGGACACATCACCCTGTATAACTTCGTTAGTGATCCCGTCTTTCGATAGCTTGGCTGCTAGTATATTTATTACGTGCCGAAACGGGACAAATATAAGTACCTTTTGGCTGGACTCTGCTATCACCTCCTTCAGCACGTTGTATCGGTTCTTGATATCAAACTCCACTACCTCTTTGTTGTCGGTATACACCGCTCCGCAGGCTATCTGTAGTAGTTTATTCATGCTTACTGCAGCGTTAACCGCGGATATCTGCTCCCCCGCCACTACCGCCATCAAGTCTTCTTTGATATCCAGATAGTACTTCTTCTGTTGGGCGGTCAGTTCTACTTCCCGCTTAACGTAGGTCATCTCAGGCAAGTCTAGACACTGATCTTTGGTAAACCGGATGGCCGGTTGCAGTGCGTTGAAGACTATGTCAACCGCGTTTGTTTTCGGCACCCACTTAAACGGAGTGAGTTGAACCATTACCATGCTCTTAAACGCGCCAAAAAATTGAGGTACGTTCTTGGGTGCAACAAGTTTAGCTAGCCCGTAAGCATCCACTGGCGATTGAGCCGCCGGAGTCCCTGTCATCAACCACAGCCATGTACTTGGAGTCACCAAACGGTTCAAAGCTTTCCACCGTTTTGTCTGTGCGTTTTTGTAGTGGGTAGCTTCATCCACGATGATGAGGTCAAACTTAGCCGCAGCTAGGTAGTCTTTTACAATCTCGACGCCATCATAATTTATGACAACGTATTCGGCACCACTCGTGATGATGTCTATTCGCTTGGCTTTACTGCCGTGGGCAATGTCCACAGTACGGTGCATGGCAAACTTAAATAGGTCCGCTCTCCATGCAGAATCCATAATAGACACTGGGCACACAATCAAAACACGTTTGACCAGCCGCTCTTTCATCAAGAAATCAGATGCCCATATCGCAGACCCTGTCTTGCCTGTGCCTTGTTCGTTGAAACAAAAGGCTCTAGGGTGCATCGTAAGGAACGCAGCGGTTGTTTTCTGGTGCTCAAACGGTGCATGCATCCCCGGCCAATTGTATTTTCCTATGATGGGGGAGGGTACGTCGCGTATGTTCATATTACGCAACACTCGGGATTCGTCCACGCCCCATCGCACCAACACGTTGTTGTTGTCTAATTTCCTACTGGTCGGTATAGCGGCTAATATTTTTTCGGGGTTACGAACGCGGAGAAGTAACCCCCTGTTGTCTATAACTTGCATCATCCACCTTTATTTTTTATAGTTTCTGGCTCTGTTTTTACTGCTACTTTCTATCTTGTACCCGTCTTTGTTCGTGCCCCCGCGGCTAAGCGGTTTGTTGTGGCTAACATCTTTGCCTTCGCGCTTATCCGCTTTGCCGTTCCCGTTCTTGTCCGCTCCGTTTTTGTCTACAGCGCGTCTAGCTCGCTGTCGTTCCATACGGTTAGCGTGTTCCCCACGCTCTTTCTGCTGCTGGTATTCTTTTTTGTAGGGCCTATCTTTGTTTACGTATGGCATTTCACTTACCTCCAATTACCGTTTGCCGTTATGTGGACATTCCAACACTACGCAGTGCGCCCGACACAGCCCAGTAGGCTTGGCGTTCCACACGTCGTTGGAGAAAGCCCGTTCCAAACCACCGTACGTCATCATCCACTTCTGCCACAGCGCCGATTGTTTTTCCACGGTGTACACTTCTTTAACAAACGCATTGCACACAACGAACAACAGCCCCGCTTTAACTACTTTTATTTCTGGGAAATGCCTGAACACGCACAACGCCATCAGTTCAAGCTGGCCCTTATCCGCATACCGTGCGGACTTTCCTGTTTTATAATCAATTACTTTAGCTACACCCGCGACCTTGTCGATAATTAACAAGTCCGCTATTCCCCTGTACCAAACATCTTTTGCGTAAAAGTCGCAGGGTTCTAACCTTTCTGTTAGCCCCATTTTATACTCACAGAGTTTATCCCCCGGCATCTCCGCGAGCTTATCAAGTGCTGCCTTTGCGTAGATAAATCGGGGGTCTAGCTCTGCTTTTGCTTTTGATACGTAGTCTTCCGCTGCTTTATGGAACTCGTTACCGTACAGGATAACTTGGTTATTAAAATCTTCTGTGTAATCCTTCGCTACTTTTAGGTGGTAGTATTTCTTAGGGCACTGGTCGAACATTTTAATACTACTGAACGACCACGTAGGCTTTTTATCGTTTACAGTTTTGGTTTCCACTTAACGCACTCTCCGTAGTTCTTGCCGGTTTCTACGTCACCGCGAACCGGGAGACCTTCTGCCCAGTGCGGAGTGAACCGCATACAAGAATCCACATAAGTAGCTGCTTCCTCTACTTCCGTGTCTCTCACACAGCATACTACCGAATCGTGTACGGTAAGTAAAACACGGTACTTTTTGGCTATTTGCAGCATCTGCTCCGCCATTATGCAACGCGCAATCGCTTGGCATACATTCTCCGTTACCTTCCCTCCGTACAGTTTTATGTATCCCTCTCTGGTCTTGTACGAGAACTGTGGGCCCTTATCTGTATCATCCGCGGTAAGGTCTGTGTAGTACATCATCAGCTCGGACGGTAGCTTTATGGCAGTAAGATTAGGCACCACCTCTAACACCCCGGCGCGGCCCAACGTGGACTCGTACCCCTGATACATATGCATTAAACAATTCTGTGCTTCCTTCCACAGCCCAACAATATTCTCGTTGGTATCCCTGTACACCGATACGATCCGTTTGGCTTCCTTCTCACTCAACTCTGTACCGAACCCTTGCAGCTGTGCGCGAAACTTGTCTGCCCCCATGCCGTACCCGCACCCCAGTATGACGGACTTGCCCACAAACCGTTCTTGGTCCGTGATCTCTCCTTCCTCTTTGGTGTAGATCACCGCTGCCATTTTCTTGTACACATCCTCGCCTCGGGTAAATGCCAACACGAGGTCCTCTTGCTGTGCTAGCCACGCAAGCACTCGCGCTTCAATCTGTGCTGAGTCTGCTTGTATGAGTGTGTACCCCGTTGGAGCCACGATGCAGGACTTTAGCACCTTAGCGTTTGTCCCACGGCTAGGTAGGTTCTGCAGGTTTATCCGGTCAGACCCACCCCAACGTCCTGTGTGTGCAGCATAGTATTTTATGGGGACGGGCAGCGCCCCCCGCATCGCAATGTCTAGGAACCTATCCGTACGTGTTTCCTCTAACGTGCTTTTTAGCCCGACCCTAGCTGCGTGTAGTGCCTGCACCCTTGAGTCCTCGTGTTCCTGTAATGCCTTAAACCCCTCGTCGTTCTTGGCAAACGCAAACGCTTCCTTGCCTGTGCGGATAGAAATTTTAGTAGGGGGGGTAACCCCCAGTGTTTGCAGCGCCACCGCAAACTTCGGGTTCGACATCAGGCTGTCCTTGTCCACTCCACACTCTTCTAGCAGCTTATCTTTCTGTAACTTCAAAACCTCCAAGTGTCCTTCAAGTCTCATCCAGTCCAGCTCCAACACTGGATCGATAAACATGCGTAGTGTCATATCAATGATCTTAAGTTCGCGCTCGGGGAACTTGCGGTTACGCCTAAATATATTGAACAGTCGGTAGGTAAGTTCGACATCGTTAACACAGTAGTCTCCATACCTACTAAGCTCTTCTTCGGTAAAGTCCGCCCTGTGCTTGCCAAGAGCGTTTAGGACCTCGTCGCCCTTTTCTCCAATGTCATACATGGCGGCAAGTGCTTTAAGCGAACCGCCCGCCTCGACCCCATGTAACGCCCGCGCCATACACAACGTATCAATGTATAGCTTAGGGTGAATATCAAACACCCAACTAAGAATAGACCCATCAAACAGGGTATTGTGAGCCAGTACAGCAGACCCCTCCCAATCGTAGTTATTTCGCATGTAGTTTTTAAGTTCATTGAAAGTGCCGCTAACCCATACAGTTTCTGAGTCGTTCAGCTTTATAGCCACACCAATAACTTCAAAGTACGGGCTTCTTACGTACTGCTCAGTGGTCAGCTTACTTAGCGAAAACGCTTTGTCGTAATAGGTTTCAAAATCTATAGTTATAATATCCATGCTACCTCTCACCCCAATACTAGGTGTTTGTTATAAGGCCCCCGGCCCCGTGACTGCTCACCCACTTGTAATGGTGGGCCGAGGGTTTCGTGCTCGGTTTACGGGTTACCCCCTTACAAAATGTGCCCTGTTGACCTCGCCACTTACATCGCGGGGCCGGACAAAGCCGGAGTTTTTCGGTATCTCCTCGACCTGAATTGTTGAGTCTTCACTAAGCATTGGCGCGGTGCCGGACTTTACTTCTGACGTTCGTTCCATCAACGCCCTTCCCACTTTCCGCAGTGCGTGTTCCTCGTCAGCAGCTAAGATTGTGGTCGTGATGCCGATTGCGTACAAGTTTGGGTTGTACTGCTCAATCATACTTGGCACTCCCACTGCCTGTTGAGTGTTCTCTATACGCTTGATCGTTGCCCCCGCTGCCGAGTCTTCCTGCGTGACGGTAATACTCAACGTGTGAACCTTATCGCGTACCTTCTCAACACTGTCTATGCTAATAGACTCGTATTTTGCGGCGTCAAAAACCCATCGTATTTTTCGTTCGATGTCTGCTGCCTCGCATCCAACCATCAGCAGTTTGTGTTTAACCCTCTCCCCGGAGGCTTTGCTTACCAACCGCACCTCCACTATGTGAAGCATCCCGATCACATTTAGATTACTGACTGGTGCTTTTCTGTATTTTTGCATGTCATTCTTCCTCAGAGTTTTTTAGTTTTTCCAGCTTCTTGCGAGTTTCGTGGTCCGTGATTGGACCCATCGCGCTGGCCCCTCTGGGCACGTCAGTTACCTTACCGCCTTTTGCGAGATACTCTTTGATCTGCGCCTCTAGCTTCTCGCGCTCAGGGTTCTGCTTGTCGGGTGCGCGTTCCAGATTGTGGTAGTAGGTGTTGCTTCTCATCGCTTACGCTCCTGTGCTGCGCTCTCCCCGGCCAGCGCGAAGTACGCTGCCCCATCCTCATAGCTGTCGGCACGATAGCCGCCCTGCTGCGCCCTGACCATCTTCAGACAGGCCATGAACAGCCAGCCCTGCTCCTCGGTGAGCTTGGCCTCCGTCAGCGTGTTGAACATCTGCACCGTCTTACCCATGCTGCGCTCGCCCTGCGGCTGGTCGTATGTC